TTTTCGGCTGACCGCGTCTGAGACTCTGACTCTTACGTATTTTGACTTGTTTGGATACTTTCCGATCGCGACTAACCTACGCTCGTCAACGTTAGAAGCATCGAAGTTATAAAACACTTTCCTGTCACCGATGACTTTTGCCACGTAATTCGTCGCGTTAGGATCTAACGAGCAATTTGGGAAAGACTCGACGATCATCGGGTTAGTGTCAGTATCGTTCCAATCGCGCACGTTAACAGTGAACGTGCCGTAACGGTACGAAGGATCCAACGAGGCCTTGATGTTTGAGATCGAGATCTTGTATAGGCTGTTAGCGTAAGCACCGTCATCAAGAGACTCAAAGTAGAACAAGTCATACTCAGTCAACCCAAACGGTTGTGAGATGAACATCGTAGACTTGGGTGTAGCGTATCGCGTGTCAAACTCACCAAACATCTTGCGGAACGGCAACGACGTGTCACCCGAGGTGACGCTGGTCGAGTTAGAGCCAGACAACACGCCAAGAAAAACTGGCGTGGCAATCTCATTATCGACAGGGAAGTCCGCGTAAAGATAGTGCTGGTCTTGAACGAACCTATCTGGATTTGAATTTAGTACCTTCGCGTAATAATCAGCTCGCGTGGGATCAAAAGAAGCAGTGAATATCTTCACGCCAGCGTTACCGTCTGTGTTAGCGTAAGCGTTTCCCAGCGTTGAAGAGATCACAAGCTTAAACGTGCTGTTAACTGGCGTTGCAAGATCGTCAGGACCAGTAGCGGTAAACGCGCCGACAGCACTCTCGTTACCATCGAGAACCATCATGCGAGCGCCAGACGCTAACAAGACCATTCCACGAACAACGTTAACGAACCCACCAGAGTAGCTGTCATTATCAGTAAACATCGGCATGCCGAGCGCTTCGTTCGTCTGAAGCATGTGACGAGCGACCAAAAACTGAGTCACGCCATTGTGACGACCGCGGCTATCATCTGGTGCAGAACTCCCATCAAGCTTAAAACCCGCGTTAGTCACTCGACCCGTTTGTTGAGTTGCTGCGACCTGGCCGTCGGTACTATTCGCTCCAGCCCCTAGCACCCTGAGGTACGAAGCAGCGTTCCTGTTCCTAAGAAACGCCTGCATACCATACGTTCCAGGTTGCTTGACGTCTAAATCACCGAATAGTTGTTTAAATTCGTCAAAGTTGCCAACTGTGACGGGCACGAATGCAGGACCCTTGTTTGAAGTGCCGATGACTCCACAGGGAGTACCTATCGGGCCTTGTAACCTAGGGGATGACTCATCAATCTCGCGCTCGTAAAAATTCGGGCTCTTGAACGTAGCTTCTGTACCTGGCATCTCTAACTCCTATACTCAACAAATCTGTCGCTGAACGAGCATAAATATCACCCGTCTTGTGCAAAGACTTTTTCAATCTCTAGAGAATGACGTTATCATCTCACCGAGATCGAACCCAGACGAGACGATAGACTCACCCGTAAACTTGTTAACAGTCTTTACTCTGACAAAACGCTCAGAAACGTTACCTTTGCTGTCAGTCACCAACACCTTCTTAAACACTGCTGGTGCCTGACCACGGCGCGTCTTATCGTACCCAGGATCCCTAGACAATTCTCTCTCATCGATCACGTGACCACGAGGGTCTAACGACGTTCTTCCGTCAAGTCTTTGGTCTTTTCTGTTAGTCTTGCGAGCGTTCAACGGTAACGTAGGATCGTCTGAACCAAGGAACGGTTCTAGGACAGAGTCATCACTCAACACGTCTTGTTGCTCAGACACGTCAAACGAAATCGACGGGGCAGACACGTATTTCCTGATAGCGACTGGCGCTCCTGGTGTGGTAGACGCAAAGATGTACCCTGGCACCTTGACAGTAAACTTGTTCTTTATGATGCGTTCGTCTTGAGACATGTCTTCCACGTTCGTGTCTATCGAAAAATTACCGTCAGACACTGTTGCAACGAACCAATAACCCTTAGGAGTGTCAAGCTTCCACGCGTTACCCTGGGGTAAAAAAGAAGACACGAGCAACTCTAGCGCCTGTACCATTTGCATAGTGTACTGTGTCCACAACGTAACCTCGTAAGTTGCCGTAAAGAACTGTGGTGCGGGAACTACTATGAATTCATACGCATTATTCAGGTTATTTGAAGCTAAGAGCGCTCCGTCGCTCACCATCGCATCGTTAACGAGATCACCCGTGTTGCTCTTGGTCGTAAGTTGTCCGTCTACCGGAGTCAGCGAAGTCACAGCAACGTTTGCTTGGTTCTTTAGCGCTTGTTTGTTTACCAGGTTCTGGTACGCTCTGTCTTGCTTGCTAAGTTTCTTCTTGATGACCAGCTCACCAGTCTGTTGATTGATACCTCTCCCGTTTATGTCTTCAGACACGTTCTGTTGTATCGACGTCCTAACGACTGTCAACAATGGCAACACCAGCGTTCCGTTTTTATCACGTATGGCTTTTTGTCTCTTAGACAGTGCCCACTTTTCAGCTGCTGCAAATATGACAGGTATCTTCGTCTGTTCTTTGACGTTCTTGTTGCTAGTCGACACCTGCAGCGGGATCTCTTTATCAAACAAGTCAAACAGGGCAACGTCAACGTCTTCGATACCCACACTAGCGATAAAATCTTTGCAGTCAGCAGGGTCTGCTACGTACCCTGACGACAACCCAGGAACACCCCTTACGACCTTGCTCCTAGCATTAAACCTAGTCGTCATTATCACCCTCACTCATCGTAAAACGCGCTACCGTGGTGTGAATCATCAGACGCTGCGCCCTTCTCAGAGACCTGCTTGGGCCCAGTTATCGATTCCTCTAGAGCGCCCTCTCTTACCAGATCACGCACGTCTCCAGTGATCCCTTGAGAGTTCTCAACACGACCTCTTTGCTGTTCAAACGTCTTTTGAATGGCAGAATCGTCTGAGTACGAGACGTCCGTTGGACCTTGTGGGATAACCCTGAATTGACCGTCACGAACTTTCGTGCCTACGATCTTGACGCCATCACGGTGTTCAGGTAACCCATAGATGTTACGCATGATGTTAATTTCAGTGATCTCATAAAAGATATCACTGAATGAGAAAAAATCACCGACTTGCACGTTGATTCCCTTTTCAACGAGATCACGCCATTGCACAAAAGCTTCGATCTTATAGACCTGATCGATACCAAACTGGTTGATCTTCGTGCTCACGTGAAACTTGCTGTCAATTAAAGCATCCACGTCGATCGGAGCGTCAAACACTTTCTCCATAGACTCACCGTACACAGCATGAGCGTTTGTCTTCGTCTCAGATATCGGATAATACTTGAAAGTTTGACCAGCTATGTCTTTGATGACCTCTTTGGTGATGTCACTTATGAAATTAAGCTCACGTGGAGTCACAAATAACCGAGACATCTTCCCTCACTTAACCGACGATTATCGATTTCCCCAGTGGAAATGGGATCATCCTAAGTTGTTTCAAGGTGTGCTCTGCAAGAGTTGACTGTTGTTCCATCAACGCCTGGTTCGTGAGTTTAGATAACCATTCCTTGAACTGATCCTTTAACTTGGCCTGGTCTTCTCTCCCTTGAGCGACTAGCTCGTCACCGTTTAACGTTAGATCAGCGTTTGGTATCGGTATCGACTTGATCTTACTCCTCACGAGTCCGAGCAATTCTTTTGAGAGAGCGAGAGTGTATTGTCGGATCCACTGTCTCCCAGGTTGCGTTATCGTGCTAAACGGTATGTTGTTTAACGGCACGTTATTCGGCCCAGAAATACCGTTGATCGTGACATCTTCTCCAGAGGCTCCGGGAACGTACGGATTGTTAACACCCGCCATCACCCTGACGAACATCCTACCCAGTTGACCCTCGAGTACTGGTGCTGGGTATATGCGTAATCTACTACCCAAGATCTCATAACTGTAGTTTGACCGACGCACTCTGTACGCAGTCTCTAACAACGTTCTCCTAAGCACGTCTTCAAACACTGGCAACACGTAGAATATGGTGCTGTTCACGTAAGACTCATAATTGAAGGACGTTGCCAAGAAATTCGTCACGTTAGAAGCGTTTAACAGGTAATGTTGTGCCGCCAATGGTTCTGGGTGCATGATCTCGACGATCTTGTACTTCGTTTTCTTGTCTGCAGGCAACGTGTCCCACAACACAGAACCGCTAGCGTAACTCTTTAAGTCTCTGTACAGGTCGTAGTCTTGTTGGTTG